CGCTTGCACAATATGCCGACTTTGATGACAGGTCGCGTCTGTGAGGGTTTTGCCCAAAGCGGCAAAGACCGCCAAGCCATATCAAAGCCCGGCTGCCAAGCCCCCGGCCATGTACAAGCACAAGACGTTCCCGGCTCCTGTTCGGGGTTGGGTGTTGAGCGAAAACCTCGCAACGGTCGGCCCGGCAAGCGCGCGTGTGCTTGATAACTGGTTCCCGACCACGACCGGGGTTCGTATTCGTGGCGGCGGGTTCAAGCATGCCACTCTTGGCGCAATCGTTCGCTCGATGTGGACCTACAAGAGCGGCGGCACAGAAGAATTGTTCGCCGCTACTGCTGACAGCATCTTTGATATTACCGCGCCCGCAGATCGGGACGTAGCGCCCACGGCAGACGTGACCGGGCAGACAAGCGGGTATTACTCGGCGCAGCAATTCGGCACGGCGGGCGGGGATTACCTCTATCTGTGCAACGGGGATGATGATCCGCTGCTTTATGATGGAACTACATTCACCGCGATTGATGGCGCGTCAACCCCGGCCATAACGGGCGTGACGACATCCGGGCTGTCTCAAGTCTGGTCCTATGCGAGCCGCCTTTTCTTCGTTGAAAAGGACACGTTGAATGCATGGTATCTGCCGGTTGACAGCATCGGCGGGGCTGCGAGTTCGTTCTCTCTTGCTGGGATCGTCAAGCGCGGCGGTTCGTTGGTATTCGGTGGTCGCTGGTCGCTTGATGCAGGCGACGGGCTCGATGACAAATGCGTTTTTGTCACCGATGAGGGCGAAGTTGCGGTTTATTCCGGCACCAATCCCGGCAGCGCCTCGACATGGCAGCTAGACAACCTTTATCGCATCGGCAAGCCGCTCGGCAAGAACTGCACCATGCAGGCCGGTGGCGATATGCTGATTGCAACTGAAAACGGACTTGTGCCGCTCAGCGCCGCCATCCGCCAAGGCAAAGATTTTGCGGCTCTGGACATGGACGCCGTATCGGCTCCGATCTCGCCGGAATGGGAAACATCGGTTGGCGCGCGCCGGGCGCTGCCGTGGGAAGTGCTGAAGATTCCCGAAAAGAACATGCTTGTCGTCTCGCAGCCGCGCCAGACATCGGATCTGGATGCGCAGTGCTTTGCGGCCAATCTGGAAACCGGCGCATGGTGCAGGTTCACCGGATGGGATGTGCGCTGCACGGCTCTGTTCGGCGACAGGGGCTATTACGGCGCAAATGACGGGTTTGTGTACCTGATGGAGTCGGGCGGTTCCGACAACGGTACGCCCTATACCGCAGCCTATGCCGGGAACCCGGATCATCTGGAAAGCCCCGGCGCCACGAAGACATTCCACCAGGCGCGGGCGCTGTTTCTTGCCTCCAGCCCGTTCACCCCGAAAATATCGGCTGGAGTGGATTATCAGACCGATTTCCCGGCAGCACCGAATTCTGAGGCTGATTACACGGAAGACGTTTGGGACGTTGGTCTTTGGGATGTGGCCTCGTGGGACAGCGGTGGGACGCCGGGAACCAGCACCACGCGCATGGTTTCCATCGGTCGGACCGGTGAAACGATCCTGCCTCAAATTCAAGTGACCATGGGCGTCACGCCAAGCCCGACGCTGGAGCTTATCTCGTACCTCGTGACCTACACCGATGGTGAGGTTGTTACGTGAAGACGCTGACATTCCAGTGCGAAGAAAACCCGGACATGTACCGGGAGCTTTGCCGCTATGCCGGAATGCTGATCTGGGGCGCTGATCGCGGGTTCGGCCCCGGAACGGCAATGGGCGTTTTCGATGACGAGAACCAATTAGCCGCCGCGATCATCTATCACAACAACGACGATTGGGCTTCCATCATCGAATATTCTGGGGCCGGTGAAGACCCGCGCTGGCTGACCCGCGATGTCATGTTCGAGATGTTCAATTACCCGTTCAACCGGCTTGGCAAGAACGCAGTCTTTACGCGCATCGGCATCGAGAACGCGCAACTTGGCCGGATTTACAAGTGGTACGGCTTCACCGAGCACGAAGTTCCCCACATGCGCGGGCCGGGTAAATCAGAATTCGTTTACGTGCTGACCAAGGATGCTTGGTTGGCGAACGGAAAGCATAAGGGCAAACATCATGTCTAAGCCAGATCCCACACCCCCGAAAGAGACATCCGCCGCACAAACCGGCACGTCCGTCTCTACCTCGATTGCCAATGCGTTCCTGACCAACTCGAACGAGTACACCCCGGACGGCACAAAGACGTTTGACCAGACCGGGTCTTACACGTTCACCGATCCGTACACGAACGAGACGTACACGGTCCCGCGCTTTTCGATGACGCAAACGCTGTCGCCGCAGCAGCAGCAGATCAAGAGCCAGCAAGACGCGGCCAGCATGAATCTGGCGCAACTTGGGAACAATCTGTCAGACCAGCTAGGAACGCAGCTCACTGGCAATTTTGACCTCGGTGATTTCAGCCTTTCAGCCCCAAGCGCGGATGGTGCCGCAATCGAATCAAACCTTTTCGACATGGGACGGAAGCGGCTAGATCCACTGATTTCCCAAAGGGATGAAGAACTTAGATCGCGATTGGCCAATCAAGGCATCAAGGCAGGATCCAGCGCGTACGGACGCGAGTTGAACACATTTAACCAGGGCGCAAATGATGCCTATACTCAGCTTGCTTTGGCGGGGCGTGGTCAGGTTGCAAACGAACTCTTGGCGCAACGATCTCAGTCTGTACAAGAGCAGCTTGCGCAGCGCGGGATGCAGACGCAGGAGCGCCTTACCGAAGACAACCAGCGCATCAACCAGATTTCGGCGCTGTTGAATGGCGGGCAGGTGTCACAGCCAAACTTCCTGACGCAGAACCAGGTCAACCCGATTCCGATCACCGACAACGCATCCATCATCTCGAACTACGATCAACAGCGGATGGAGGCGGCGAAAATGGCCAATGCTGGCCTTGGATCGGTACTTTCCGGCGTGGGCGGGCTGTTTGCGATGTCCGACGAGCGGGCAAAGAACAAGATGAAGCCGGTCGGCAAGGCTAACGGGCACACGCTCTATTCGTATTCGTACAAGGGCGACGGCAAGCGCAAGCGCATCGGCGTGTCCGCTCAGGAAACGGCCAAGAAACGGCCTGATGCAGTCCTCAAGGGCAGGGACGGCATGTTGCGCGTGAACTATGACAAGATCGGCCTCGGCGCACTCCATGACGTAGGAGCATAACCATGTTCAAACAGGGAATGTTCCTGATCGACCCGAACGCCACGCCTGAGCAGATCAAGGCGCAGCGTGAGGCTCTTGCACGGTTGACGTATGGCCGCGCAAGCAATGTGGGCGAAGGCGTTGGTGACCTGTTGCAGGGCTTTGCGGCTGGCGTCCAGAAGCGCGGGCTGAACCGGGCGGAATCGTCCGGGCGCGAAAGCGCAATGGAAGGCTTCAAAGCATTCCTAAGCGGCGAAATGGGCGGGGAGAACGCCGAAAGCGTGAGCCCGACAGTCGAGCAGCCTTCGGTTGCCCCTGTTGTGACGGGGAGCGTGTCTGCGCCCCCTTCGGGCGGGGGTGACCTCAAGAGCGGGATTTCCGAAACGGCGGCTTCGCTTGGGATCGATCCTGTAGACCTCGCGACGGCCATCTCCTATGAAACCATGGGAACATTTGATCCAACGAAAAGAGGGCCAACGACGCAGTGGGGGCAGCATCGCGGGCTTATCCAGTTTGGCGAACCGCAGGCCAAACAGTACGGCGTCAATTGGGATGACCCTTACGGCTCGCAGCTTGGACCAGATGGGGCTGTTGCCAAGTACCTACGTGATACTGGCGTGAAGCCCGGTATGGGCTTGCTTGACATTTATTCGGCAATCAATGCGGGTGGCGTGGGGCGCTATAACAGGTCAGACGCGAACAACGGCGGCGCGCCCGGAACTGTCCGCGACAAGGTCGAAAAGCAAATGGCGGGGCACCGCGCGAAGGCCATGGCCATGTTTGGCGGCGATGCACCGACCGGTGCGGCACAAGCCGTCAATGCCATGGCGCAAGGCGGGCAGCCTGCACCACAGCCCACCGGCGGCATTATCGGGTCCATGCTAGCAGGTAGCCTCAAGCCGCAACAGGCGCAGGGCGCAGGCTCCGCAATGGACGTATGGCAGGGCAGGGCAGGCCAAGGTACGGCCAATGATGGCAGCTCACTCCAGCGCCTTCCTGACGGGTCTGTAAAGCGCACATCTGGCCGCTATGACTATTCCGAAATCATGAGGCCTGAAGGCATGCCGAGCGAACGCGCTCCGATGCCACGTCAGGCGCAGGGCGGCGGTATCGGTTCGTTCATTGCCAATGCTCTTTCAGGTCGCGGCAATGCGCAGACGCAGCAGCCCGCACCGCAGCCAATGCCTGAGCCCGTCATGGACCCGGCAACGTACAATGAGCAGGTTGTGCGGATGTCTCCCGATCTCGGCGGACCAATGCGCGCGGACGTTCCGCAGGGCCAGCCGCCTATTCCGGGTATCCAGCCGACAGCACCGACGATTTCCGAAATGAGCGGACGCATGCCAGCACCACAAGGCCAGCCCATGGCGCAGGGCGTGGACGGGCTCAGGAACGCCATGCAGCCGCAACAGGCGCAGGCACCAGCCCCGCAGGCTATGCCGCCCCAGATCGCGCCACAGCAGGCCCCACAGCCCGCTCCAGCGCCTCAGCAGCTACCGCAGCAGCAGCCACAGGGCGTCGATCAGCAGTGGCTTATGCAGGCCATGCGTCTTGCCAATAACCCGTTCCTGCCGGAAGCCGAACGCGCGACATTGCAGGCTATCATTCAGCAGCGCACGCAGGCCGCTGACCCGATGCGCCAGCTTGAGATGGACTACAAGCGGGCTCAGCTGGATCAGTTGCGCAATCCAGTCGATAAGCCGACCGAAACAATGCGCAATCTTGAATGGCGAGCAGAGCAGGCAGGGTTGACGCCCGGAACGCAGGAATACCGCGATTTTGTGCTTTCAGGCGGATCGAAGGATGGCGTCACAGTCAACGTTGGCCAAGGTTCGAGCAAATACAACGACGAGCTAGATAAGAGGTTTGCCGAGCAGTATATCACCATGCAGGAGGGCGCGCAGGCTGCGCAGGGGAAACTGGCAACGCTTCAGGGACTCCAGTCAGCTCTTGAGCAGTCAAGCTTTACCGGCATGGGTGCGGAGACGTTGCTCGGGGTCAAACAGGCGGCTCGCAGCCTTGGCCTTGATGTCGGCGACAATCTCGGGCCTGAAGAAACGGCCCGCGCCCTTGGGAACCAGCTCGCGCTACAGATGCGTAACCCGAGCAGCGGGGCGGGCATGCCCGGGGCCATGTCGGACAAGGACAGAGAATTCCTTGTCGCGTCCGTTCCTGGCCTGAGCAAAACACCAGAAGGCAATCGCCAGCTTGTGAACTTCATGACGCAGATTGAGCAGCGCAACATCCAAGTAGCGCAGCGCGCGCAGGAATACGCGGACCGAAACGGCCAGATCGACAACGGGTTCTACAAAGAGCTTTCGGCGTGGTCAGAACAGAACCCGCTTTTCCCTGAAGCAGATCAGCAGCAGGCCCCGGCAACAGGCAACCAGCCGACAATCCAGCCCGGCACCATGGATGGCGAATACCGCTTCAAGGGCGGCGACCCGTCCGACCAGAACAATTGGGAAAGGGTCATGTAATGGCGGGGCCTTGGGAAAAATACAAAAAGCAGGCAGCACCATCTGCGCCGTGGGAGAAGTACGTGCCACAAACCCAAGCTCCCGCCTCCGTTTCTCCGGTTCAGCCAAAACAGATGGGCACCATCCTGCCGATCAGCCGCGACGAAAACGGCGTTCAGTTCGATAGTGACGCTGGTATCCTTGGCATGATCAAGAGCGCATTGACGCTTCCCCGCGACGTGATGCAGGGCAAGGTTGACCCGATGAGTGACGAGGCTATCGGGCGGTCATTCGAACTGGCGACCATTGGCAGTCCGGTCAATCCGGCCGTCCGGGCAGGGCAGGGTGTATTGCCCGCTGTTAAGCCGAAGATGGTCAAGACCAAGCCCAAGGTGCCCACGGCGGACGATCTGCTGAAGGCGGGCGGCGCGGATTTTGACCGCATGCGGGATTCGGGCGTTGATTACGCTTCAGATGCTGTTAAAACCATGGCCCAGACAATTAAGCAGAAGCTCGAAAGCGAAGGCTTTGACCCCGAAGTTGCCAGCAAGACACACAAGGTCCTCGACAAGCTTGCAAGCCCCCCAGAGGGCAGCGTTGCCAGCATCAAGGGCCTCCACTCCGCACGGAAGACCTTTCGAAAGGTTGCCCAGAACTTCAATGATCCAACAGATCAAAGTGCAGCTTCTCGGGTCATTTCAGGGCTGGATGATTTTATTGGTTCACCTGGTAGTGGTGGGGTTGTGGCTGGATCTGCTGATGAAGCTGCTAAGGCGCTTAAAAGCGGAAACACCAATTATGCCGCCGGAAAGCGATCCGACCTCCTTACCGGTATTGAGCGTGACGCCGGAATCCGAGCACAAGCCGCAAACTCAGGACAGAATACCGGCAACGCCATCCGAAGCCGTGTTGCTTCCGCCCTCCTTCAGCCCAAACGCATTGCGGGATATAACGCCGCAGAGCAAGCCGCTCTTGAGGGAGTAGTCAAGGGCTCCAAGACTGCGAACGCGACACGGTATATTGGCAACCTTCTCGGCGGTGGCGGTGGGCTGGGGCAGTCTGTCGTTGCCGGTATCGGTGGCGCAACAGGCATGGCGGCAGGTGGCCCTGCCGGTGCGGGCGCTGGTGTAGTCTTGCCCATGGCGATCGGCGCAGGCAGCAAGCAACTTTCAAACTTCCTGACGAAAAAAGCACTTCGCTCTGCTGATGAAATGGTACGCATGCGTTCGCCGCTTTATGAGCGGATGCTAGCCGAAGCGCCGAACGTACCGATCTCGGCCGAACGTCGCGCGACGCTGATCCGCGCGTTCCTGCTCTCTCAGCAAGCCGAATAACAACTTCCACAATCTGAGAATTCCCACCCTCGCCGCAAGCGGGGTGTTTTTACATGGAGAAAAGCCAATGGCCCGAAACGGCTCAGGGGTGTACTCGGTCCCAACCGGCACCGAAGGTGTAGCAAACACGGCGATTTCAAGCGCGGATTACAACGCGTTCCTTGCCGACCTAACGGCTGACCTGAACGCTGCCCGGCCTGTCACGGCAGGTGGGACAGGGGAAACCAGCGCCTCGTTGCCTGACACGTGGACCCTCCACGATCCTGTGGACTCGACAAAAAAGGTCCGGTTTGACGCTGGCAGCATCACAACGGCTACAACCCGCGTTGTTACTGCCCCAAATGCGGATTTGAATCTGGCCCATCTCCAGACCGCGTTAAAGGGCTATATCTACAAGCTGACGCTTTCCAATAACACCACCGACGCGACGAACGATATAGACATTGCGGCTGGTTCGGCGGCGAGCGACAGCACCACCGCCGTATTGATGACGCTGGCTAGTGGGCTTACAAAGCGCCTTGATGCATCGTGGGCCGTAGGCACCAATCAGGGCGGGCTTGACACAGGCAGCATTGCAAACACAACGTACCATGTGTTTCTGATCATGCGGTCGGATACTGGCGTCGTTGACGTTCTTTTCTCGACCTCGCCAACCTCGCCAAGCATGCCGACAAACTACGATTACAAGCGCCGGATCGGGTCTATTGTACGATCAGCAGGCGCTATTCTTGGGTTTACCCAATCGGGCGATCAGTTCCTTTGGAACGTAAGTTATTCAGACTGGAACGCGACCAACCCAGGCACATCGACGGTGAACCGCGCGCTGACCGTGCCAACCGGGATTATTGTTGATGCGCTGATCGTGGCAACCGTCTTTGATACCGGGCTGCTCGCTGCGACCATCGGTGTTTTGATCACATCCCTAAGCCAAACGGACACCGTCGCATCCGGCACAAGGCACAGTCTTTTCGCCCTCGTTAGCTCTGGAGCGTCTGATCCATATGGGGATACAGCCTCCATGGCCGTGAGGACGGATAGTTCCGCCACCATCCGGACCAACGTAAACGCTTCAGGGGCGAACACTGTCTTTCGTGGCCAGACGGTCGGGTTCATCGACACGAGGGATAGACTCTAGCCTAGATTGAATCTTTGCATTAGTATGAAGCCAGAAACAACCACTGGTTTCGGATTATGCTCAGACGGGAATTTGTAATATCGATGCTGGCTTTGCCCCAAGGCCCGCATTCAATGTTTTCAAACGTCAAGGAAAAAAGCATGGCACAGACCATATCCGGCGGGTACGCCATCCACACCAACGGCGAAAGGATCGGCGTTACTACTGGCACCGCTCCAATGTCGTATGTCGGAGCGCTGCTGCACCTAGAGAACTTTGAGGTAACGTGCGCTCTGCGAACCACTTCATACTGGACCGGGACAACGGCTAACCCGTACCAAAACAATGACTGCTATTTGTCCGAGGTGTTCAATAATGTTGAGTCAAACAGCCTTAACAGGAGCTGGGCTGGGTCATTCTGCAACGCCTACAACAAAATTCCGTCAGGCGTAACTGACAGCGGGACACGGGTTGGAATTATTGGATGGGCCACGTCAGTCAACAACACGGCTGAAGGTTACCGGCATGAGGGAACCCTGGCCGAGCAGATAGGTGTACATGGCGCTGCGGGCTTCCAAGGTGAAAACTCTGGCACAGGCGCGGTAATAGGTAAGGCTGTCGGTGTTTACGGTGTTGTGTACACGGATTCCGCAGGATCGACTATAGGAGATGCGAGGGCTGGCGAATTCAGATCGGTGGCAAATGCCGGGAATATTCAGAGCAACATCGCCGTTTTTGCTCAAGCCTCTGGAGGCCAGAGCTCCAACTTTTCTTTCTATGGTGTTACTGGCGATCTGTTCAACGCGGCAAAGGCTTTGTTCGGGTCTCTGGCAAGCCAGGTCGCGGCGGCTATATCGGCCCGCCGTGCTGGGAACTCCATAGAATTCGGGCATGTTGACCCGAACGGCTACGGGAGCACGATTGGTTCCACCCATTCCGCCGGGTTTCCATTTCTTGCGTTCAGCGCGGAAGCTGACACAGTTGGAAACACATTCACCACGCGCGGCAAGGCGGGGTCGGTCATTCGTGGGGATCTTGCAGGCGGCATTGTATTTGGTCGCCTTCCGGTCGCGACAACATCCGGCCAATCTGTCATTGAAAGCGCCCGCATTAATAATCGAGGAAACTTTGTTCTCTCCAGAAACCCGCCATCGAGCGCCGCTGATGCGGGTGATCCCGGCGAGGTGGCGGTAGACGCAAGTTACATTTACGTCTGTGTCGCTGCGAACAACTGGAAACGCGCAGCGCTCTCAAGCTGGTAATAGCCGCCCATTAGGCCCTCAATCAACTGACATTTCGCGCTCCGGGCCTCACGGTTTCCGGGCGCTTTGCTATGCGGAAAGGAAACATGATGAAAGTTTCAGACATTGGCCTGATGGCCTTGATCTGCCGTGAGGGGATAGCTCTCGGCTGGTATTATGACAGCGTCAAGGTTGCAACCATCGGAATCGGCCATACAGCAATGGCAGGGCCACCGGCTCCAAAGGTCAAGGGGACGCTCACGATCCGAGAAGCCTTTGACCTGTTCCACCATGACATCGAGAAGTATGCGGAGACTGTCCGCAAGACGATCAAGAGTTCGATGGCTCAGCATGAGTTCGATGCCTTCGTGTCGATCTGCTACAACATCGGGCAGGGCGGCTTTGCCGGTTCCACGTTCGCCAAGAAGTTCAACGCTGGCGACAAGGCCGGGTGCGCAAAGGCCATCATGTACTGGAAGAAGCCGAAAGAGATCATCGGACGGCGCACCAGTGAACGCGATCAGTTCAAGGGCAAAATACCGAACAAGTTTATTGCGACGGTGTACGAGCCTGGCATGAATGGCCGGCTGGGCCGGGCGTCAAGCATGGACCTTGTGCGAGAGCTTCAGGTCGCGAAGCCCGTCACGCCGCCGAGGCTCGGCCCCAAACCCACAGAGAAGCCCCCCATCGCGCAAAAGCCCGCTCCGGCCCCGGTTGCCCCCGCAAAGCAGCCCTCGGGCGTTCTGGCCGCGTTTCTGCGGCTTCTGGCATCCATCTGGAAAGGAAAGTGACAATGGCAAGATACAGCAAGTTTTGGGTGGCCGTTCTGATCCTCGGGGCCAACGGCATCCGCTCCAGGTACGGGATCGATATGGGTCTTGATGACCAACTGGCAAGCGACCTGGTTTCTGGCGTTGCGGCTGCATTCGTCTACCTCGTTCCGAACAAGGCAGCGTGATGGAATTCTTCATTCCATGGTGGGGCAACGCAAAGCTGATTGCAGCGGCCATTGCCGGTGGTGCAATCGCTGCCGTTGTCATGACTGCCTACACCGCAACTTTCACCATTCCCGCCGCCAAGCGCGAAGCGGCCAAGGTCGCACAATCCCAAATGCTCGAAAAGTTCAAGGAAGCCTCCAATGAGATCGCATCCGATGCTGAGAAATTCCGCGCCAATCGTCTTGCTTGCCGTGCTGCTGGCGGGGTGTTCGACTTCTCGACCGGCGACTGCCGACAAGGCTGATATTCGCCAGTCTGTGCGGCCTATTGTCGGGACATCGCTGATCGGAGCAAAAGGCGCGACACCGGTCGATCAGGAAAAGATTGACGACACGGCAGCCGGTCTTTGCGGCGCTGGTGTCTGGACTAAATCGGAGTGCGCCCGCCACGGCGCATGAATGCAGGCCGGAGCGAGATGCGACCTCGCCCCGACCCTGACCACGCCAGCCACAAGGAGGCCACCATGGCTAAGACCGACTATCTCACGCCGGTGGTAAAGCAATGCTGAATGCGGGAGGGATTGTCTTTTACCTGGTGCTTGTCGCCCTTGTCGTGATGGGCGGGGTGATGCTGGCATGAGTGAAACCAGCCTCAATGATATCTACAAATCCATCGGCGAACTCACCGGGGCTGTGAAGTCCCTCGGGGAGAAGATCGAAGCCAACGAAAAGCGGAATGTCACCGCTATCGAGGAAGCCAATAAAAGCCGGGGTGAAGTGCATCGGCGGCTCGATGATCTGGTTGCTCGAACCGGGAAGCTGGAAACCGACACATCGAGCGTCAAAGCAAAGGTCGAGGCAATGGAGGATGTCACCGTCGCCGTGACCACCATGCGATCAAAAGCTGAAGGCGCGGGCACACTTGGCCGATGGCTTCTGACGATGGGCGGGTGGGTGATCAGCGCCGCCGTGTCGATTGTCGGATTCTACACCTATCTCACGGGCAAGCCTCCGCCCTAACCAGATCCAGCATCCCCGCTGGATACCCCGCCACCGGCAAGCGACCGCAGCCCGCCGGTGGTTCCACAACCGCACAGAGAGCCCCTCTGTCCGAAAGGATGGCGGGGCTTTTTGCATGTCCGGACTTATGTGCAAAAAATGCAAAGAAGTCTCAGGGTGAACTGGTCGGGATCATTTGTCGCTGATGCCGAGTTCCCGAAGCTTCGATCTGGTTTGCTCGATAGCGTGTTCAAGCATGCGCTCATCAACTTGGCCGCGCCGATTGCGTTGCGCCTCGATCAGGCGGCTCTGCAAGCGAGCATACTCCTTTTCGCGATCCGTCATCGGCCATCGGGCGGCGCGCTCAAGCGGCGTTGCGCTGTTGTAGTCGTCTTCAACTTGCTTCAAGGCCATCTTCATTCTCCTTTAGGTGAGGGGCGGGGTCAGCCCAAGTGAGAGAGCGCGAACCTTGCCGCCGCTTCGAAGGTGGAGGCCCCGACGCAATTAAAGCCAACGGGGGTGCTTGGATACCATTGGATAGTCCACACGCTATTCTCGCGGATGGCCTTGAGACGCTCATCCTCTGAAACCCACTCAATCCGGCAGTTGTCCGATCCGCCGCCGTACATGCCCCACTCGTCATGCCAACGCTGGGCGTCCGCGTAATTGCATGCGTGGTCGTCGTTGAAGCCTATCGTCAGCGACGAAAACTCGCCATGCAACAATTTTATAAGCTCTTGCGCATCTACCATCTTCATTCTCCTTTAGGTGAGGGGCGCGTTCCAGGTTCCGCAATAAAATCAATGCGGGATTTGGGATGATGCGGGGCGCTATGCCATTGAACCACGTATTTTATCCTACACTTCTCGACCGCACCATTCATTTTCTAACCACCTGATTTTATTAGTGGTGAGGGGCGGCGTCCTGCAATGTGCGGGGCGTTAGCGTTCTGCAATTTTTCCATTCCCTGCTTAGCAAGCCGCTTCCGGTCAACGGTTCGGGTGTAGTGCGAAGCCATTGTTCCGCCCTTCCATCCGAAGATTGCTTCCAGTTCCGCGACCGTTGCTCCAGCTTCGGCAACCCGTGTCGCGGCCAGTTTGCGCAGCCCATGAGCCGACTTGTTCACGCCAGCGGCGTTACAGGCTTTGCGGAACATATTCCCGAACGATTCCTTGGCCAGCGGAAGCCCGCGTTCTCCGGCGATATATGCCAGATCGCCGGTCGGGCCTTGGCGCATTATCTCGAAAAACATTTCAGACAACGGAATGCTTACTTCCATTCCGGTCTTGTCCGTCTGGATGGTGGCAATGCCGCTCTTGACGTGTTGGCGTCCGAGACGGGCTGCGTCCCCGCGTCTTAGTCCGGTGTTGATCAGCACCTCGAACCATACCCGTTCGCGTGTGCCTATCGGCCATCTGTCGCAATATGCGTCAACGTCATCCTCGGTCCATGCGGCAAAACCTTGACCTTCCTTGCGGCGCGGGTTCTTCACGCCTGCTGTCGGGTCAGCCTCGACCAATTGCGCCTCCAAAGCCCATCGGAACAAGCCGCGCATGGCGTCGAGAAAGTTCCGGGCTTGTGCTGGTGTCGCCGCTCGCTTTTCCTTGCCCTTGACGATCACAGCCCGCGTGATTGATGTGTACTTGGCCGATCCTGCGGTTTTAATCACGCCTGAGAATATGTTGTCCCGTTGGCGACGGGTGGCCGGTGACAGGGACTGATAATCGCTGGATGCCCGGTACATGCCAAGCAGCCATTCCAGTGTGCCGTGTGCCGCCCGGATGGTGGGTTTAGGCTCCTGGCCTTCCAGCGCCCGCGCATAGGCTTCCCAGAAGCCGGGTGCGTCGAACTCTGGTAACCGGGTCCGCTTCCCCTTCTTTCGCCGGAAATAGAACCTTACCTGCCCATGGATGGTGACTTCCCGATAGCAGAACTGAGGTAGCTTTCTGGCCATGTCCTCAATCATAGGACGGGTTCCGGTTCGTCAATTGGCCGATGGCCTTGTGGACCGTCTACGGGGATATTGGGGATAATCCTGATTTTGATATTGCCCGCCTCGATCTCGATTGCGCATCCGTGCTTGTTCGCCACCTTTGCAGCGCGTGACAGGTCAGCTTGCGGGATCAGGGCGGGTGCTGTCATCTCTCCACCTTCGCGCGGGCGGGGTCGTCGGACACTCCATAGTACATCTCGCGGCCTAGTCCGGACGAAACAGCTATGTTGCCTGTAGCGCTCCTAAGCCACAGCCACCCCGGCAGCACCGCTTCATGCAGAGCCTTGGCGGCGTCGAGAGAGCCGTCATGCGCGGACTGAATCCAGTTTATTTCGCGCTGTTCAAACGTGTGCAGCATCGCGCTTGTCATCCCGCCGAAGATGTTCCGATTCCCCGCCTTGACCTGATCCCTTAGCTCGACAAGGGCTTGCTTGCGATCACTCATCGGGAGCCTCCGGGGTGGGTGGGAGTGGCATCCAATGAGTGATCTCCGGTCGGACCATGTAGTCGGCGGCGTTAAAGTTGCCCAACTGCCAATCACCGATTGCCTCGTTCCAGTGAGCGTCGGGAACTCGCCTCCATCCGCTTTTTTCGAACTTGGCCCACAGGTCGATCTTTGATCCATCCTTCGGTGCTGTCTCGATTGGCTGCCATGGCGAAGCCTTCACCGGCTCCAGTGCGGACCGAATGCACGCCTTATGGTGGGCCTCGACTTCGGCCTTAGCTGCGTCTGGTGACGGGGCATATCCATGCCCGCCGTTGTACGACCATTTCCAGCCGTTCTCATCAGCGCACCGGATGGTGTAGATGATAGGCCTGATTGTGTGCCAGTCATCGTTCCAAGACGGCATGTGCGACTTGTGCCACTCCAGCGGCTTCACTGCCCACGCCACCGGCTCCGCATTGCCAGCAGCAGAGAGGGCGGCGATGGCATCGTCCAGTGTACCCTGCATGGCCGTGACACCGTGACGCTCCAATGATTGTTCGATCACTTCCGCAACCCTCTCGATCTGTTCATTTGTCGGCATCTGTCTGCTCCTTGATGAATTGACGAGCGGCTTCGATAGCGTCGTCAGCGCCCAGAGTTCCTGCTGGTAGTTCCCACTGTGGCGGGGTTGGTCGATCCGGGAACCACGATGTCAGGGCTGCGATCACCTCCACCGCCTGCTTTAGGCGGGCCTCGGCGGTGTCAGCGCGGACATACTTGACGCCCTTGGTCTTCATCGCAGATGCATAAACACGAGGCGCGCCGCCTTGCTCGTGCGGTTCAAATGCTGCCCAGAGGTATTCGGGTGGTTTCTTGCTCATGTCTCTGTTCCTTCCCGCCGCACAGTGCGGCCCAATCCGTTGTTCATCTCGTACAGTTGACGCCTTGGCGGCATCGGCTTTGATACCCGTTCGGGCTTGTCTGGTCGGGCAAAGGGCGCTGACTTGATCTTGCCTTGAGGCCGAGTGATGCCGAGGTGCTTCGCGTTCTGGCGCTTGGCCTTGGCGATCTGCTTCACGTCCTTGTTCGTCTTGCCTTCCGGCCCTCGATGGCAGCATGCCTTTCCGAGTAGCTGGCCCTCGGCAATCGTGATCGGTTGCTTCTTGTCGGATTCTGAGCGGAGCCCTTCCGGGATAATGTGGTCAACCTCGTAGGGCTTCCCCGCCAGCACCAGCCCGCAACCCTCGCAACAGATTTGCCCGTCCGCGTTTGTTGCGCGTGTGGCGATCTGTTCCTTCTGGTTCCGGGTGAAGTTGCGGCGGGTCATGATCTATCCTGCCAACGCGAGCCTGATCCAAACGTCCGCGAATGACAGAACCATCCACGCGATGCCGATTATAGCGGCCCACTTGATGACGCTCTGCAACAGGATGGATATGCCGATCTGCTTGATTTCGGTGTTCATGATCTTGTGATCCTTCGTTTCTTTGTGTTCGGTGATGGTTCTCGTGTTCATGACCCAAGCCTCGCCAGTTGGTTTTCGACGCGCAGCGCCTCTGTGGTGGCGTCTTTCAATCTTCCGGCCAGTGGACGCCATGCCTGCTTGCGGGCGCGTCGTGCGGCGATCTGTGCCCGGATGACGGCGCGCCTGCGCTCGATGTCTGCGGCCTTGCGCTGCATCTTGAGACGGGCGCGGCGGGTGAACCATTCGCGGATGATGCGGGTCAGGTTCATGGCTGCTCTCCCTTTGCCAGTTCGGAGACATCGATCACGATCCCCTCGCAATAGAGTTCGCCGTCTTCCATGATGTGGAATTTCGAATGCGGCCCGTCGAAGCCGATGCGCCATGAGCCGTCAAAACCATCGGGGCACCATTCGGCCTTGATGGTCAGAAGCTCGGTTGGCGGAGTCCAACCGGCGCTCACAAGTTCGTCATAATCTTCGTGACGCTCAATCAAGCGCATATTGGTCCCGATCACGTGGGTTGCCCCGTCATAAGCAGCAGCCTCGTCGTAAAGGACGCCTGCGAACTCCGTCAGGTCATCGGAAGCGCCATAGACCACCAAAAGCCCTGCCTTTTGCGCAGCGTTGATTTCGGCGCTGGTGATTTCGTTCCTGTACTCACGCCCATTAAGCAGGGCTGCCATTTCATCGCGCGTCATGCGTCCGTCCTTTCCATCAAATCGGTTGGTTCGCAGCCAAGCATTTCGCTGTAGAACTCGATAATCCCGTCATAGAGCGCCACGTCCGAGAACAGCCGCTTGGCCGATGCGCCGATCTGCTTGGCCTTCTCCTGGTCGGCGGGATCCAGCTTTTCCGTCTCGGAATGCCAGCGCTTCATGACGGCTCCGAATGCTGCTCCGGTCATGTCCTGATTGATCGCGTGGGCAAACACGTCCTTGGCAAACCGGACAAGGAAAGGGGCCGGGGAGGATTCGGGAGGAGTTAAACCCTCCCCGGCGGATGCACCTGCTTGGGAGGAGGAGGGTGCATCAGGCTCAGCGTCGGTAACGGAGAGTGAACCCGTCGCTTCGCCATTGGTGTCTGTTATTTCTCCGGTATCGGGGTCAGCCTCGTAATCGTCGCCAGAGAGCGTTTCTGTCTCGGCATGGGCAAACCCATCGGAGAAGCCTTCGCGCTCGCATGTGGGCTGTTCTGCGGATTCCTGAGCGGCTTTGAGCCTGCCGACGATGGAAGGCGTAACGTCCTTCGCATGATCTGGGCCTTGGAACTCTTGCGCTTCCTCGCGGTCATAGACGCCAAGGATCACTTCCGGCGTGTACCGGCGAGCCCATGACCGGGCGGAGTAGTATCCCAATTGTTGCTGCGGGTCCGTTTTCCAGAGCGGTGAGTTCTTCGTGGTGATCTGGTCAAAGCGCGGGCTGGTGTAGCTGTATTCTTCGCCGTCCAGAATGCCGGTCACCGTGCACTGAAGCGATGCACCTTCGCCCTCGTAGGTGTATTTCAGCCGCCCCTTGATGCCGGAACGGGTGTTGACCACGGCTGCGATAAGCTGAGCCTCATAGGCAATCGCGCCGTTGACGGCGTAGGACTTGGAAGCCACGGCAAACGGGCTCATTTCCCATTCGAGGGCCTGCATCGCGACGGCCATGCAAGCGCCCGGATTGCCGCGCAAATGCTTTGGCAGCGCGATATCCGCACGGCTCATCACCTCGGCAAACTTGACGACTTCGCCAAGGTTCTGCGGGGCGATCTTCGATCCACCGGAACCCGATGCAATGGACACCGATCCAACCGGCACTTTCTGTTCAACGATCTGGTTCATGATGCGTCCTCGATTGCTTTCTTGAGTTTGATATTCAGTTCGCGGATTTGGTCTGTGCCCATGGGGTCGTATCGGAAGTCATCGCCCTTCGCGGCCATGAACCCGTTAGTCCAGCACAAGATGTCCGAGATGCCCGCCGACACGTATTCGGCTTGGCTTTTGGTCATCTTCAGGGTGACGACCGGATCATCTTCAGTAGCTCGCGTGTGGTCGAGGATCATGCCGCTTCTCCGTAATTGATCTGGTTCTCGATCCGCGTCCTCGCCCATGCAGGCATTTCGGTGTAAGACGCGCTATCGCCCCATCCGTCATATCCAGGCCACCGGTCTTCCTCGATACAGCGCCGCATGATCTTGAGCCCGTGCATGGCCTGCTTTTCTCCGATGTCGATGTCACAATCTTTCAACTGCTTGACGCGCACATCAAACGGTGCGGACTTCTCGACAAAGACGAACGTGAATGACTGGAAGGCATCGGCCCCGAGAACAGCGCGGACAACCATCCGCATGAACCCGGCTTGGATATGATAACCGTGGGCGTAAATCGCCTTGCTCAGGCTGTCGTCATCGACGCTTGCTGCGGTCTTGAGATCAACAAAATCCCCGCCTGAATTGGGGATTACGTCAGGACGTGCCCGGAGCCAGATGTCGCCATCCTTGGCGATGATCGACCGCTCGATCCTGCCATTCAGAATGCCGTGACGGACCAGATCGTTTTGCGAAAGCCTGTCGCTGATCGCCCTGATCACTTCGATCTGGTCAGACGTGATAACCGTTTTCCCGCCTTCCGCAGCCCAATCAAGCCATGCCTTGCAGTCGTGGGAATTGCCGTTCCATTTGCGGCGATCCTTGACCGGCTTATCCATGTCGCTCGGATAGTGGTCAGGCCGGAGCGCGTAGGCTTCCGCAAATCCCTGTTCCCCGAGCAGCAGCATGTGTGCGGCCTTGCCGAAGTCGAGAGCCTTGTTCGTTTCATTCTCGACGCGATCTGGATTGAACGGCGACGAATACCACCATTCAAGCGGGCGGTTGATGATGGTGCGCAGACCGGATGAGCTGATCGACCAGTCGCCGCCGAAAAGCGCCGTATCGTTATGATACGTTTCAATCGGCAGGTTGCTGTATGTGCCAGGTTCGGTGATCTGCTTGCCGTCCCATACCCGTTCCTGCCGAAGCCCGCTCACGAGCCGTTCTGTGGCTTTGCCGACCTGTTCAAATGCGTCGGTGTCGATGTCGATGTTCATGCCGTTTCCTCACATTGAAAGGTGGGCTGGTTGGGTTTGATCAGTGCCGGCGCAATCTTGCCGCTGCGATCCATTCCGTCTTGGCCGGGTAATATTCCGCACTGCCTGCAACGGCGGCGCTTCTGCATGTCCTTGCCGACTTTCTGTCTTCCGCACTTCGGGCAACTCGCCATGATCAAATCCTTCAAAATGAAACTGCGGCCAAGACGCTGACTTCGTCCTTTCAATCCCACGCCAGCGCCCTGTTAGCAGTGCTCGAAGAGTAGTTTCGTACTCTTTAGAGGATGAGCCACATGGCTCATCCTGTTGCCGCTCCTGTGGGATCAGACACCAGGTCACAGCAAGAATTTCCTAATTACTTGGACGGCTCTTCAGCCGCTTCTGCGCTACCAGCAAGCAGCGCAATGGACCGGTCTGCATCGCCGTTCAGATCGGCGAGCAGTGCTTCCTTGAGCTTTTCGCGCTCGCGTCGAACTTCCGCCGACCGGATGGTCTTCAGTGCGTCCTTCTCGCGGCGAACGACTTCCTGGTATTCAGTTGTATCGACCGTGCCGATGACCCATTCAACGGTCACGCTGCTGTTGAAATCGACATCAACATCCACCTCGACCACCTTGCAGACAGTCATCCGGTGGCGGGTGCCGGTTGGAACGATGATCATGTCGTCAACGTCAATGCTCTGATCGAACGTCTTGAACATCGTGCGCGGTGCGTTGTCGCCTTCCTCATAGGTGGCAAGGATGGCCCGTGTTTTGTCGTTGATGAGAAACACGGCTGTGGACTGGTTGGTATGGTTCATTGGTCTTTCCTCTCTGATTGATTATTGAACTCCCGCAGGAGCAATTTTTGGATATCGCCCGGAGCGACTGCGGCGGCATCGGCCAGCGCATCAAGCCGCTTCTCGCGGGGCAGGCGGTCGATCATTGCCAGGTGCCCGGCGACTATCTGCTGATCTGATTTGGCGCGGAGGGCGTTGGCTGATTGATAGGATGAGGGGCTATGCATCACGCTTCTCCAGCTTATCGCCGCAACAGAATCGGACGTTGTCGCCGGAGAATCGTGGACCCTCTGCTTTGTGGCCCATGAACACCGGGCAATCCTCGCAAGCGTTTCGGCGGCGCGGGCAGTCTTCTGGGTCAACAAAAACCTCACCAGAACGGCCAAACCATCCAAATGTATTTGCCTTCCAGTTGTCCCAATCGAGCGCCATCACTTCACCTCCACTGGCATACCGCCAGCAGGGTCAGGGATGGTGGATAGAGCAGATGAAAGCTGATCCTTTGCCCACGATACATTCTCGCTGTAGACGCGCTCCATTGCGCATTCCCAGCCGTGCTGCATAGCCTCGTAACGGTCGATTATGTTGCGGTCTTCAAGCCCGCAGCCCATGCCCTGATCGTGATACTCAGGTTCGCCGTCGAGGCTTCCCAAAGCGCCACTGATGGCCTCCCGCATCCGCTCGTTCTCAGCCTCCAGTCGGGCAATGGTGGCGTCCTTGGTGGCGAGGGCGTCGGCAGCTTGAACCAAAATTCCTCTACCTTTCGGGTAAGCCCCGCGTTTTTCCATGATTTGAGCCAACAAACGGCAATCATCGGCAAGGTTGCTCATACCTTCACCTCCATTTGCATTGCGCACAGGGCGAACCACACAAGGCCAAGGATCGCGATAACCGCCATCACCTTGCCGATCTCCCATGGTGTGCGGGGAAAGGGTTCATCAGCCGCTAGACGGGCCTTGCGCAGGTTCTCGCCTTCGATGGGATCATGCACAAACACGTTGCGGCGGTCGTTCAAGCCGGGGCAGGTGGCGATAACAGTGCCAGTCGGGCACTTGCAGCCGGGCCATTTGGAACAGTGGAAGGTGGCCATCACGCGACCCTCCGGAAATGCCCGTCCGGGTCATTGCCGCCCATGCCGACATAGACCAGACCGGCAGCGTTTTGAGCCTTGGCGATGAACTCCTCGTCGGCCAGCAGGATCTCCGCGAACCAGACCGCAGCCCGCATCATGTGCGGATCGCTGCTGTCCGTCATCGGAACAACCGGCCATGGACGACCGCGGCGGCGGGCCTCGTTGTCAAGCGGGATGCCGGTGAGCGACACGCTCTTGATGATCACTTCGCCATCGTCGTGAACTTCCGCCGTCACGACAACATCGTTTTCAGTAAACAGAATGCCGCCCGTGGTGATGGTTACGGCGTGTTCGATTTTGACTGTGCTTGCCATCTTGTGTTCCTTTCCCCGTCGCGGGGTGGGGTGGTTAGCGGGCGGTCGCGTTGGCGACTTCGGCGCGGTTCACAACGTCGATCAGGACGCGGGTCAAAGCCGTCTGCTCGACTTCCGCCTGTCCCGGAAGGGACTTGGCAAGAGCGCCGCAGATCACTGCCAGCTTCTTGAGCGCCAGAAGTTCGATCTGTGTGATTTCGATCTGTCCCATGTCGTTCTTCCCTTGTTGCCCCTCCCTCTCCGGCCTTGCGGGGGTAGTGGGGGGGGGGGAATTGTGAATGTTAGGCTGCGACAAGCTTTCCGGCCTTAGCGACGTACCAAGTGTCGGGCTTGACCCCGTCCTTGCCGACGATGCCGCTTGCGACGGAAATAATCGGACAGCCGCGCCCGTCCCATTCGCCACGCTCGATGGCGAAAAGCGCGTTTCCTTCGGACCCCGAAACCTCGCCTGCGTATCCAGCGGCCATCGCCGCGCCATGATAGCCAGTTGCGGATGCCGCGCCCTGATCGCCAGTTGCGGATGCCGCGCCCTGATAGCCAGTTGCGGATGCCGCGCCCTGATAGCCAGTTGCGGATGCCGCGCCCCGATAGCCAGTTGCGGATGCCGCGCCCTGATAGTCAGTTGCGGATGCCGCGCCCTGATAGCCAGTTGCGGATGCCGCGCCCTGATAGCCAGTTGCGGATGCCGCACCCTGATAGCCAGTTGCGGATGCCGCACCCTGATCGCCAGTTGCGGATGCCGCGCCCTGATAGCCAGTTGCGGATGCCGCACCCTGATAGCCAGTTGCGGATGCCGCACCCTGATAGCCAGTTGCGGATGCCGCACCCTGATAGCCAGTTGCGGATGCCGCGCCCTGATCGCCAGTTGCGTGGCCACCTTCTTCAATTGTGGCCCGGTCCATCACCCACTTGACCGCGCGGGAAACAAGTTCCGGTATCTTCACTTCAGCCTTGATGGTGATCTCGGCAGCGGCAATCTTGCTATCCGCCGAGTGGCGCGCGAACGGGCCGCGAAGCTCGACATCGTGATAGACGGACAGGCCCGGAGCGTAGTAAGTGAACACCTCAAGCGGGTGGCCTTCGATGGCATGGAAGCCGCTTTGGCAAGCCTCGACATCGCCATCATGCTTGAATGTCTCGCCTTCCTTGAACTGGAAACCACGACAGGTCAGGTCACGATTGAAGCCCTTGATGGCGATAATTGTTTCTTTCTGGTCTGCATTCTTTGGCTTTTTTGCCATCGGTCTTCTCCCGTTTGCTTCTGTCTCAGCCTGCCCCTCGTCTTCGGCCCGGTGGCGATCAGTGGGTGGCTGACAAGGGGGAGTATACACGATACGTATAAGTGTGCAACAGCAAAATATGCTGCACGAATATTATTCTTGATCAATCGGGGAGCGAGGCCTATAAATGCAAAACCCCGCCGGGTTAGGGCGGGGTGCAAATGGGTCCGGTTAAGTGAAGTCGGCGGCGGACCCGGCCACAGGGTTGTGGTATCTGTATACCGTTGGGCGCAGGCGATTACAATCCCCACTCCGAAAGACCGAAGGGGGCCTGCCGTTATCCGATCAGGGGTGACGAGAACGTGCGGTCGAGTGTTGGCGCTGATCACGACCAACGCGGACGGGTTGACGGGCGGCTCAGGCGGTCAAGACCAACTCGGCATAGGGGCTAACCTCGGATGCTGCGAAGCACGGGGCTTAGTACTCCTATGTCTGGATTTCAGGGCTCTCTAACGGTCATAACCCAGAAAACATAGAAATAACAAAGAAGATAGAGGGATTAGAATACACGCGAACGCTCAAGCGCCCTTTCCGAGACGGCCTTTTGCGAAACCGATAATTTCGGCTCTGACCTCTGGCGAAGCTTCGCGCAAGATGTTCGTAAGGTCGATCACTTCGCCCTCTTTGAGCGGGTTCACATTCAGGATGTCCCAAGGCTCGCAATCGTAGGCCATACCGGCACCTTCAAGCAAACCCTGGCTGTACGGGATCAGCAGCTGCTCGATCCGGCTCAATGTGGCCTGAGTGATTTCAAGACGGTCTGCGGCCTGCTCCTGGGTCAGCCCTCGGTGCTTCCGCCATTCTCGCATGTAGTGCTTGCGCAGTTTTCGCCTTGGATTCTTCATGATCGAGATTTTATCGGCGCCCGAAAGCGAGTCCATGCAGCCTCACGAATAAAATGCTTGACGTGCATATGCGTACTGCGTATATCTGTCGGCATGACCCTAGATGAGTTCCTAAAATCCGAGAACGCCAAGGCCATAGCCCAAGGCAAGCCCAAAATCACCGACACCGCTTTCGGGGTTCTGGTCGGGCTGTCCCAAGCGCACGTCAACAGGCTGCGCAATGGCAAAAACAAGCCGTCTTGGGAGGTGGCCGCACGGATTGCGGCTGCGACCAAGAACAAGGTCACTTTGAACGATTGGTACACGGAGGCAGCGGAATGAGCGTCCTCAGCACATGCCAGAAATGCGGCGGCGGGACATCGACCATCCAAGTCGATAACGTCACGTCGAAGCAATGCCGAAAATGCGGGTCGCTTCCATTCGCATCGTCTGCAAAGTATGGAAAGCCGATCAAGGTTGGCCGGTCTATGGAGCCCGCTCAATGACTGGCGCGCATAGCCTTGAACAGCGGGTTGGCACTTTGCGCCACCATATCGGACGTGATCTGCAACGCTTTCGGGACGGCGGTGCTCAACAGGCACACGCGAGTTGCCAGCACCAGTTCGCAGTTCTGCACGGTGACAAGGTTGAACCTGAACACCCCTCCCAGATCCTCCACGCTGACAAGATCGGTTGCGAATACGTCCGGAGCACAAACCGGATCGATGAAATCGGACATGGCATTTCCCCCCTGAGAATACGGGGAGGTTGCGACATGCCCACGCGGCTGTCCATGCCCTCGGCCTTCGGGTCGTTAACAACTGGTTACGGGGCACTGCAATGACCCGCCCTCTCCTCACCGCTCTTGCCCTTGTAGCAGCTACGACAGCCGCATCTGCGCTGATAGCGGGGAAGGCGAGGGCGCACGAAGCGCCGACCGGTTGGAGTTATCCCGCCTTGTGCTGTTCCAACCGCGACTGTCGGCAGGATGACAACGCGGTTCGGGTGGTCAAGGGCGGATGGGAGATTGTGCAGACCGGCGAGTTTGTCGCGCACAACGACAGCCGCCGCAAGGATAGCCCCGATGGGATGGTTCACATCTGCATGAGCGCTGCGGACTTCACATCTTCGAACGCGCACATGCTTTGCCTTTTCACGCCGCATATGGGGTTCTGAAATGAAACACGATGGCCTGACCGAATGGTCGATTGTCTTAGCCTTTTCTATTGGCGTTGGAACCATCGTTTGGGGCCTTCTGCATGCGCTGGTTTTTCTGTTCATGGCGGTGCTGTCATGACCGTTTTGCTCGCATGGGCCTTGTTCACGGCCATCCTGGTTGTTGCGACGTTTCTGGCCTTCGAATGGCTGGCGGGGAATCGGTGATGATCAAAATCCTTTTCATAGCTGGTTCGGTTCTATTCACCGCTTCATCCATTTCGAAGGCCATCCTTGGCGACATGGAGGCCATGAAAAGCAGCCTAACGTTGGCAATTGTGGCATTGATAGCTGCCAAGGTGCTGCAATGAACTGGTCAACAGACATAGCCGCAGCGCCTCGCGGACGCCGTGTGAAGACCTCCAAGGTCATCAAAGGCAAAACCCACACCACAGTCACGATTGAGCGTGAGCCGGTTTGGTTGGCGACGAAAAGCGGGCAGGTGATCCTTGCATGGTGGCTTTGGCCTGAGAAGGCTGGCGACGGCATGACCAAGGCCCGCTGGTGCATGCTTGGCACGAATGAACAGCCTCTTGCCTGGCGTCCGTTTGTTGAAGGCGAGTTCCCGCGCATCGTCACCAAGGTCAAGGGTTCCGCCGATCTGGTCGAGTACCCGAACGGCAAGGGGCCGGAATACCCGGCGATGATTTTGGGAGTGGCGGCATGACCCACCTTCGCCCCATCGTTCTTTTCGAGAAACACGGCATGGACACGCTTGAGATTTCCAAGCTTACCGGCGCGTCCGAAGCCGAGGTTTACAACAGTCTGCATTTTGACCGGACCCAACGCATGCTACAAGCGAAAGGCTCAGGCAACCGCTCGGAAGGAACGCCTTGCACGGCGTGAAGTCCAAAAGCGGCTCATCAAGTACGCCGGTCATCCCGGATAGTTCGTTCAAAGCGTCAATCTCCTGGTTCGTTTCCATGATCGAAACTTAGCAGGAGCGCAGGACGCAATGAGGCAAATTCCAAACCACCCGAATGAACGGGGGAGCAAGTCAATGAGTACGAGTATCAGCGTCGATTTTGGCGAGTACGCGCGAAAGAGCGTGGAACTCGAAGCCCGCCGACACGGCGACCAGATGAACGCAATCGACACGGTTGCAAGGCGTCTGGGAATGGGTGCCAGGGCAGTTCGCCGGATGATGAACGGGGAACGCAAGACATTCACTCCGGCGCTGATCGTGCGCCTGAGACAGGCATACCTCGAAACGCTCCAGCGCCAGTTGGCGAAGCTGCAAATCGAGATCGAGACGGAAATAGCAGTGAGCGGGGATGCCCATGCTGATCTTGGAATACTTCAGGCTGATGCTGAGGCATTGGCTCGGAAAATTGAAGCGGCGAAGGCGGCGAGATGAAAACTCAAAAGGGGACCGGTTGTGACATTAATCCTTGGCATAGACATCGCAACGACAACCGGATGCGCTTTGTACGATCCGGCGAAAAACATCTCCGCAATCGATGCATGGAGCTTCAAGGTTAAGGGCGAAAGCCATGAGCAGAAAGCCTATGACATGGGACTGCGGATCATTGAAATCCTCAAAGAGAAGCGACCTACGTTCGTTGCGCTTGAGGCTCCCAAAAAGAACCTGATCACTCACCGGAAAACCGTACAGACGCTCGTGGGCGACCACGACGAGGCGGCTATGAACCCGGCAAGCGTGATCCTGCCAAACCAGCTTACAGGGGCCGTTCTGGCGGTTCTTGCGGGGTTTGGATTACCGTTCTGCACAATACCAGACAGCACATGGCGGAAGCAGTTCCTTGGCTTTGGCCGCAAGCCTGGATGGCAAAGCGCAGACTGGAAACGCGCCAGCCGTGACCGGTGCGATCAACTCGGGGTGCATGTCACCAATAATGACCAAAGTGATGCAGTTGGTGTTGCGTTTGCGGCTCCAAGCCATGAGGCATTCAAGATGATGACGAGGAACGCGGCATGATGGCTCGCAGATACGAGCAGCGCTTCATGGCGCTCAGGATGGGGCAGGCGGCATGAGAAAACTTCGTGTTCTCGATCTCTTTTCAGGTATCGGCGGTTTTTCGCTTGGGCTTGAGCGCACGGGCGGATTCGAAACCGTGGCGTTTTGCGAGATTGAACCATTCCCACGCCGTGTGCTGGCGAAACACTGGCCTAAGGTGCCTTGCTATGACGATGTTCGAAAGCTTTCCAAGCGAGTGCTCGACGCCGATGGAATTGAAGTCAATGCCATCTGTGGAGGATTCCCATGTCAGGACATCAGTCTTGCGGGTCGTGGAGAGGGTCTTGCGGGAAAGCGCAGCGGATTGTGGAGAGAGATCGCCCGACTTGTTGGCGAGTTGGGACCGGAAGTCGTATTCCTGGAAAACGTCTCAGCGCTCCTTGGAAGGGGGATGGGAACAGTTCTCGGAGACTTGGCCGCGCTCGGGTATGATGCGGAATGGCATTGCATACCGGCTTCCTACGTTGGTGCCCGACACATTCGGGACCGAGTTTGGATTGTGGCCTACCCCCAATGCGACAGCGTTCAAGGGGGGGCGAACGTCACCGCGGCGTGGTGTCAAAAATCCAGAGCGGAACAACTGGCAGGATTGGTGCAGCCTTGTTCTTGGCCAACGCTATCCGGTGCCAGAAACCGCGGAACAGGTCATGGGGTTCCCCACGGGACACACCGCAATCGAGCCATAGGAAACGCTGTCACGCCCCAAATCCCCGAACTCATAGGCCATGCCATCCTTGCATCCATACGTGAAAGCGAGGCGGCATGATCACTTTTCATCAGGATACCGCTCAAGCAGTTCAAGGAACGCATCAAGCCAATCGGGAATTGGTCGATCGCCAGCCTTCCACCGTCGCATTGAGCGGGCTTCCACGCGAACACGGCGGGCAAGGGCTGTCTGCCATCGCTCGCCGTAGATTGCGGATGCACGGGTTTCCAGTTCGTTACGGGTCACAGCGCAACGATCTCGACGGACACGATGCGAACGGTCTTGCCGGTTTCGCGATCAATAAGGTCACGGCCAATCTTGCCGGAACGGACTGCCTTGTATGTCTCGGCCTGTCCACGGGTTTCAGTCAGATGGTCAATGGTCGAACCGTCTGCATAGGTGGTCAGAACATTGAAGCTTTTCGGGGCTGCAAGGCGGCGGGCGAGAAGGGCTGCGGTTGCGGGGCTCATGTAGGTATCTCCTGTTTCGATGACCAATATATAGGACCGAAGGCCCTAGATGTCAACGGGGTATTTTCATGAACATGCATGCCAGCATAGAGCCGCCGTCGAACATAGACGCGGAAAACGCGCTCCTAGGCGCGATCATGATGAACAACGCCGCCTATCCGGTGATTGCTGAAACCGGGCTCGAACCGGAGCATTTCTACAGCCAGCTCAATCAGGAAATCTTCCGGGCCATGGGGAAGATGATCGATGCCGGAAAACATGCCAATCCGGTGACGCTCAAGAGCTTCATCACAATCGAAATGCAGGGCGAGGTCACGCTCGGGCAATACCTGGCGCAATTGGCCGGATCGGCGGTGAGCGTTCTCCATGTTCCCGACTTTGCACAGGCCATCATGATTGCATGGGCGCGGCGGGACATGATGGGGATCGCTAAGAACCTCGATATAGCCGCTCAGCAAGCGCAAGAGGACTTTGAGCTAGGCGACAGCCTACAGGCCCTCAAATCGCGTCTGGAGGACTGCCAGCGCGTTGTGGACGGCAAGCAATCGGAAGGCATGAGCTTTGAGCTTGCCGCCAGCACGTCTCTCAAGACAACCATGGACGCGGTATCGGGAACTGTGCCGGTCGGGATTGATTATGGTCTGCCACCGGTAAGGCAGATGATCGGGCCTCTCAGGGGCGGGCAACTGATCGTATGTGGCGGACTCACCAAGCATGGGAAAAGCTCGATTGCGCAGCAAATAGCCCGTGGCGCAGCCGATCACCACCACCCGGTTTTCTATTATTCCGGTGAAATGGACGCCGAGGAAATCAGCCAACGCGAGAAGGCCAGAGACACCGGCATATCGACACAAGAGCAATCGGACGGGCGGCTGTCGGCATCTGACCTTGAACGCCTGACCATGGCTTCCCGGCATATCGGAACGCTTCCAATCACGGTGCAGGATACCAGACGGACTATCTCCCAACTATCCCGGCAGTTCACGGCCTTTGTCGCAAGAGCAAGGGCCAAGGGCCAGCCCATGCCGTTGCTTGTAGTGGATTCCATGCTGCACCTGGAGCGGGAACGCGGACAGGGCCGGATGACGGATTATGAGTTTGCCGCCCATGTCACCGACCGATTGAAGGCGCTTGCGCGTGATCTAGACGTTCCGGTGATCGTTCTGGGCCAGTTGAAAAAGAACACGGTCGAGAAGACTTACAGCCGGTCAAAGATCGATACCAATTTTTACATGCAGGCCATCGCCCGCCGACCGAAGGCTTCCGACATTTACGGATCATGCGAGAAGGACGCCGATCATGTCCTGATCGTGTGGAATCCGGAAGTCGTTCTCAGGGATATGGAACCAGCCGAAGGCAGCGATGAGCATGTCTTCTGGTCCGAAGTTCTCACCGAAAACCAGAACAAGGCCGAAATCCTGCTTTCGCTCTCCCGTTCCGCCAAATGGCCCACGCTTCGCCGCGTCAACTGGAATGGCAAGCGCCACCACTTTTCGTTTCCAAATGATGAACAGCCGAGGATGCTATGACCAAAAACTGGAAGGACATGAACAAGTTCGAGAAGATCGATGCGGTGCGGGAAATCTACAAGCACGGGATCATCGCGCGGGACATGGCGGCGAAGATACCCGGCGCAACGGCATCATCCATCATCGCGCTTTACAAGCGGAACCGGACGGCAATGAAAGACATCCCGCTTGCGGCTCGCGGGCAGGGATCGGGGTCAAGAGGCCGGTGCGAGCCGAGCATCACGACTGAGCAGATGCCGGAACTGATCAGGATGCGGCATGAAGGCAAGACTGTCGAGCAGATGGCAAACATCATGTGTGTCGGGACATCATCGATCAGGCGGGCGTTTATCCGGCATGACAAGCCGCTTTCATCGTTCAAGAAATATGATGGCCCTGCCCCTTCTGTCGGGTCAATCACCCCGCGCCCGCAAGGCTGGAAAGCCCGCGTTTCGGATGTCTACGACCACCCTATGGCGAGGCTTATTCACGAAGGTCCGACACCGGAGCGGCGCAGGGTTATGCAGGAGGGCCGGATATGAGCAAGCCAACCGTCGTTCTGCACATCGATGCAATGGGCAATGTCGAGGTCTTTGCCGATGGCGAGGTTGACGTGATCTGGTGTTCTGACCTTGCTCCCAATGATCGTTGTTATCGCGCCACGCCTGAGCCGATCCCCGCCGGACTGCTTGATGACGATATAGGCTGTCAAAACGACGGAAGCCCCGCCGCCGCCAAGATGTCGAAATACATCAAGGAAGCCTATGGGCTCCCGGCATTCGAGGTGATCAGCGGAAGATGTTCGTGCCCGGAATGCACGGCGGCGGGCGCTGAGCCATGCAAAGGAAAAGCGGGATCGTAAGGCAATGAAACAGGCACGAAAGGAGGGCCGGATATGACCGACGCGGATTCTCTCCGGGAAATCGGAAAGCTCATGAAGCGGGTCAAGGATCTGGAGCGGGAACGCGATCAGGTGCGCAACACCGCGCTCGATGATGCGATTGAGGCCTTAAACGACATGTGGATACCGGGCGAGCGCCATCCGATTGGTGAGATCAAGGCCGTCATCCGCGCCCTCAAGTCTCCCACTCCCGGCGGATTGAAGGGCAATAAGGCATGAACCACACGGCAGCCTATGTCGCGCCCCGTCCTATGGGCTTCTGGGCCATGGTCAGGCTTCCAAAGGACGCCAAGGCCCGTCCGATCATGGAAGGGGATAAGCCCAAGCGGTTTGATGATGCCTATTCGGCCCTGAGAGCCGCCACAGACAGGCTTGAGAGCTATTTCAATGGGAAGATGCGCCGGGACGGTCCAACGCTTCTCAGCAACCAATCTGAGATCGATAAGGTGTTCAACAAGCGGGTGACAGCATGACCCTTTCCCGCTCCCCCCGAGGCATCAACGTCCGCCGCTATCTTGAGGGCTTGGGTATCCATGTCCGAAAAACAACGGAATCCAGAACCAGCAGCCGCCCGCCAAATGTCGTCTTTGGCAGGGCGCGAACCATCGCCCGCCTATTGGCAAAGGATGAAAACGGGCTAACCACGACGCTCCGGTGCATCCAGGCCAGCGACCCGACCGCACTGCAATCCGATGTGATCCTTGCAGTCTATCGGTATTTGCGGGCTCAAATGGCCACAGTGCCCCTCACAGACGCGGTAAGGACATTCCGCAGTGTTCCGGTCGGAACAATACGAACTCGCGTTGTGGAGCTTGCCAGAGGCGAAGACGGGCTAACCCACGCGGCAAAGATCGATGGTATCTATTTCATGATTGCCGACAGACTTGCGATAACGAGAGATACCGCCAATGCTGACATCTGAAATCCTCCGCCGCATGGTCGAAGCCTATAAGGTGATCGAGACGATCACCGACAGCCCCAGGCCAAAGGCATTCGGCTCGAACATGCCCGACATCATCCGCTTCGCCAATGACAGCGATGTCTGGATGGCGCACATGGAAAGCCTTCGGGACGTAAAGGACATGGGCCGATCATTCCGCCAGATGCAGGCAGACAGGGTTTATCAGCTTGGGAAAACATCCAGGTCACAGTTCACACCCCGTCAAATCACCGATGCAGAAGAAGCCATGAGTTGGCCCGCGCTGATCGAGAACGTCACAAAGCGGGAAATCCTGATGCTCTATGTGGCCTGCAAGGCGAAAAAGGGCGACTGGGGCAAGTGGTTGACCCGCCGAAACAAGCGGTATCCGAATAAATATGGCGTGATAAGACGAAAATCGAACCGATGGGTAAACCAGTGTTTGCAAGAGATCGACATAAAATTGCGCAATGACGAAATATTGTTGCGCAGTGACGCAACTTTACAACTGTCTCAAATCTCGCGATAAACGGCCATCGGATTGATAAATTGATCTGATTGTGCGCAGGCAGTAACCAGTCCGCCGATTGTTGAATAGGCCGCGCATCCAATTTGCATTTTGCACGGTTCAAGTGCAGAGTATCCCGGCTCCGAGGACTTATCGGGCAACCAATTCGCCCGCCACCCTGACACCCACAGAAGCCCATTAGCTCAATAGCAGGTGATGGCGGGCAGCCTCATCAAGGACCGCAAGCGATGAGCGATACACCAGAATGGGCTGAAGACCGCGCAATGCGTGACACCTGCGATGTTGACGACGTGCAGTTCATGCAGCCTGTCGGGTTCGTCTGGTTTCAAAAGCCCCGCTATCGCGTCAAGGCCATCAGCGTAAAGCGCTAATCCCACAAGACTGAAACCAGCCGAGGCAATGCTGATGTTTTGTTCACCGTTCAGATACAAAATGCCCGGCGAAACCGATGCTATGTACAACGCGCACATCAAGAGGCAGCACATAGAGCAATGTGTCGTCGGGGCGATATTCATCTGCATCGCAGTTGGTTTCGCTACGGCGCCATTTTGGCTGTTTGTCAAGTAATACCGGACGGTTCCCGATCACCAACCGACCGCAAACCGGCGAGGGGGTAAACATGGCTGCTCCAGTCGGCAACAAGTTCTGGCTGCTTCGTTCATCCCATGGCCGCAATCCGATCTTCGCCACACCTGACGATCTATGGACCGCAGCATGCGAGTATTTCGAGTGGGTAGATGCAAACCCGCTCTATGAGGACAAGGTGACTAGCTTTCAGGGTGTGAACACTCATGAGCCTGTCGCCAAGATGCGCGCAATGACGTTGGACGGGCTGCAATTGTTCCTCGATATCAGCGACCAGACATGGCTGAACTACAAAGCCCGAGAAGATTTTGTTGGCGTCACAACGCGGATTGAGAAGGCGATCAAGTCCCAGAAGTTTGCCGGGGCTGCTGCTGACCTACTCAATGCAAACATTATCGCCCGTGATCTGGGGCTCACCGATAAGTCGCAAACCGATGTGACCAACAGCGACGGCTCCCTTGCTGCGCTGATCATGGCTGGCGTTGATGGCCGAACCCGCACTAAGTGACGCAATCGAGCTTTTCAGCGACAGGCGCTGGCGGCTCAACAATCTCTACTACATCGAGGACAAGCACGGGAACGTCGTCAAGTTCACTCTGAATGAGGCGCAAAGCAAGCTGCTCGATGAGTTGCATGATCTGAACATCATCCTCAAAGCGAGGCAGATGGGGTTCAGCACCTTCATTCTGATCCTGGCTCTCGATTGCTGCGTGTTCAACAGCCACTTTGATGCAGGCCTGATCGCCGACACGCTGGATAATGCCAAGGGGCTGCTGACCCGCGTCAAGTTCGCTTATGAGCGCCTGCCGGCTGATATCAGGGCCGTGGTGTCGATCAAGACGGACAATTCGCAGCAGATCGAGTTTTCGAATAACAGCTCGGTTGAGGTTGGCGTTTCGCTTCGATCAAGCACGAAGAACTTCCTGCACATTTCCGAATACGGGAAGATATGCGCCAAGCAGCCCGACAAGGCCAAGGAAATCAAATCGGGCGCGCTGAACACACTGGCTAAAGGTCAGCTCGGCTTCATTGAAAGCACGGCGGAAGGGCGCGGCGGCGACTTTTACGACAAGGTCCAGCAGTCTCAGCAAATCGCAGACATGGGCCGCGACCCGCACTCGATGGAATGGAAGTTTCATTTCTTCGCGTGGTGGGAAGATCCGCAATACACGACAGCCGATGATATCCCGATATCGAAGGATCTGCGGGAATATTTCGCTGAGCTCCAATCAGAACACGGCATCACGCTCACAGACGGACAGAAAGCCTGGTACGCGGCCAAAGCCAAGGAACAGGGCGACGACATGTGGAAGGAATATCCCTCCACACCTGACGAGGCGTTCAAGGCGGCAAAAGACGGGGCATTCTTCGCCAAGGAGATCCGCAACCTTCGCCAGCTCAAGCGCATCGGGGCCTTGCCATACGACCCGGCTCTCCCGGTTAACACATTCTGGGATTGGGGCTTGAACGACGCAACCACGATATGGCTGCATCAGCAGGTGGCCGGGCGCAATCGTTTTGTGGGATTCTATCAGAACAGCGGCGAAGGCCCGGCGCACTATGCGGATTGGCTGGATAAGTGGCGGTCGGTCAGATCTGCACGGTTCGGCGTTCACTACGCCCCGCATGACTTCGATACGCGCCGCCCCGGCACCCATGGCGAGATCATCACGCTCAAGAGCATCTTTCGCAGCCTTGGCTATGACATGCGCGTGGTGACACGCTGCGACGACAAGATGACGAGCATACAGAACGCTCGAACCAAACTGCCGAACTGCGAATTCGACGAGACGGAATGCGCTCAGGGCCTGTTGCACCTCGAAAGCTATGCCAGCGATTGGGATGACAAATACGGTGTGTGGAAGTCATCGCCTCGGCATGACGAGCACTCGCACCCTGCGGACGGGTTCATGACGTTTTCGGACGGATATGCGCCTGAGACGCCCAGCAGCAACGTGAAGTTCATACCCCGCAAGGTGATATAAAAGGAATTGAACGATGTCTGATATGTTCGCTACACGGCAGGCCCCGTCTGCCCCGGCGCTTGTGGCGTTTGCCATCACACCTTCTGATGAAACGGACTTTGCGCAGGTAACGCGGGGGATTTATGTCGGGGTCGGCGGAGATGTCGTGGCGGTCATGAGCGATGGGACGGCTGTGACTTTTACCGGTGCGCAAGCGGGAACCATCCTCCCCATTCGGGCGGCGCGGGTAAATTCCACAAGCACCACGGCGACTGATCTTGTCGGGCTTTACTGATGTTTATTGGTATTGGTCTGGGCATCACCCAATGTAAGGGTGCGGGGTACTCGGTCTATGTCGCGAACGAAGGCAACGACCTTGCCGCGGGGACACTGGCCGCGCCGCTGGCGACGATGATGCAGGCTTTGACAAACACTACATCAGGCCAGAGCATCGGGCTCAAGTCTGGCCAGAGCCATGTATCGCCTGATCTTGGTGTGACAGGTTTCAAGGACAGAACAGTCGGAATTTATGGCGGCACCGAAAAAGCTGTTCTGGATGTCAGGCAGTTCCTTGCTGGTGCCACATGGGCACTCACATCTGGTATTGTCTGGCAAACGACGGTCACATTTACAGAAACTCCATCAGCCTTGAATGGCGCTACCGCTAACTCAACACACTTCCAGGTGTGGGATGAAGCCGGGGACCTCATGACATGGCAGGTTGGCGGCGCGGACATTGCCACAAACATCGCAGCGGTGCAGTCTAACCCCGGTTCATTTACCGTCCATCGCTCCGGTTCGACGGCGCAAGACCCACGCAGCGACACCGCTGGTGCCGACTACGTGTTCTATGTATCGATGGATGACGAGGGCGACCCGAATGGGCGCGCCATAAAGGTTGCTGATCGCCAATATGGCGCTGTGTTCTCCGGTGGTACGCTGAAGAATTTGACGCTGATCGGCGGCTACAGCAAGGATGCTAACTCTCTTGGCACGAACGGCTCGACACCCCCGACGCTGGAAAATGTCCTTATCGATGCCGTGCCTGCCCACGCTTTTGTCGGACCAGCCCATGGTCGCGGTCTTGTCCGAGCAGTCGGGCGCACGGTTCCAGGCTCCGCCAATGCCGCGTTTGGGTATAATCTTGGCGGGCTGTTCAACCTGTTCACTCAAGCATACGTCGATGCTGCGATTACCTGGGACAGCATCGAAGCTGTCGGCGCCGGCATTGCAGCGATCTACGGGCATGGCGGAGGGACCAATAAGGGCTACCCGTCCCTCTACATCGGGAGCATCTCCGCAGATACATGCCAAGCAATCCTGCAATTTGACAAGCCTACGTCTGGCGGCAGCGCGAACACGCCATTCGTCGATGCCATCACGATCGATGACGTCCAGGCCGTGAATGTGGCGCGAGCGTTTATCCCGACTGGCGACCTGACGGTCAACTCAGGCTCTATCGTGCTGGCCGTAAGCGCCAATATGCCAGCAGTTACCTCACAATCGCTACTGACGCTCGATACTCTCGGGACGCGGAATGTCCTACTGAAAAACCTCGATGTCACATTCGGTTACGACAGCGGCAACGCATTTAGCGGGGATAATTTCATAGTGCAGCATGCCGGATCATCTGCACCCGCAAGCGCAACCATAACGTTCGATGGCGTGCGGGATTTGACGGCATCTGCCACCGCAAAGGGCGGGTTCGGCAGGTCGAGCACCTATAACGGCCATATCGTCATCACTGGCGGGTCTCAATTGGCTGATTTGCAGAGGTTCCCGAGCGGGACGAACATGCTGCCGTCGTCGCTGACGGTCGATGCGGGATGCACGTTCGGGCTGGGTGATCGTACCGGCCCGCAGATCGAAACCCTGCTCGATGGTCTCGGCGTGCCGCATTCGATCAGTCACGACACGACAATCATCAATCGTGCCGGTACGGTGAAGAGTTCGCCCGGCTGGTAGAGCCACCCCACACCCTCATCACAAGTGTGCGTTATCGGTGACAAACCGAACTAAAGGATTATTTGATGATTGATCGCGAAAAAATCCCGATGATCACATCAATGGTCCGGGAATGCGAGGACTATCGGGATTCGCTGTCAACAGACCGCACCCGAGCGACCGAATACTATGACGGCATCATGAAGGACACGCCGGCTGATCAAGGCCGGTCGTCTGTCGTGTCGCGCGATGTCCGGTCAACCATCAAGGACGTGCTCCCGTCGATCCTGCGCACCATTCTGGGCAATGACGAGGTTGTCGAATACCAGCCCGTTGGGGAGGGTGACGAGGAAAAGGCGGCGCAGGCTTCGGATTACATCAACTACGTGGTGTTCCCCGAGAGCGGCGGGCCAGACGCTGTCCATGACGCTGTTCATGATGCTCTCAGGCTGCGCAATGGCGTCCTTGAATGGCGGTATGAGGAAAAGGCAGACGTAAAGGTATCGTCTCACACCGGTATTCCCGAAATGGCGCTTGCCGAGCTGGTTGCGGATGAAGACGTTGAGGTGCTGGAGCAAAGCACTCGCGAGGAAGTGATTGAAACGCCGGAAGGCTCGATGCCGGTCCCGGTTTATGACCTCAAGATCCGCCGCAAGATCACCAATCGCCAGGCCAAACTTGAATGCGTCCCGCTTGAGGAATTCCTGATCCACCCGGACGCGGTTGACGTGATCAATGCACCTGTCGTGGGCAGGGCGCGCGAGCTGACCCGCTCCGATCTCGTCGCTATGGGGTATGACAAGGACAAGGTTTTCGACCTGCCGACAGGTGAAGACGACGACGAAGCGGAATACGAGGAAACCACACGACGCGGCAAGGACTGGATTGACGAGGACGGCGAACAAGACCCGTCCATGAAGACCGTCATGTATTACGAGCTTTATGTGCGCGTTGATCTGGACGGGGACGGGATTGCCGAGCTGCGCAAGTTCTGCTTTGGCGGCAAGGTCAATGAACGCGGGTGGCTGCACGATGAAGAATCCGACGAGGCCCCGTATGCAATTGTCCGCTGTGAGCGCAAGCCGCACCAGTGGGAAGGCGTGTCAATATCCGATGACGTGTTTGATATTCAGCGCATCAAGACGGTGCTGCTGAGGGCCACGCTCGATAACATCTATTGGCAGAACAATCCCCAGCCGGTGGTTGAGGAAGGCTCGATCAGCGACATGAGCGCGGTCTTGAACCCTGAGTTCGGCAAGCCAATCCTTGTCAAGCAGGGCCGCAGCGCAAAGGACGCTTATTCAATCCAGAACGTTCCGTTTGTGGCTGAACAGTCTTTCGGCATGCTGAATTACCTCGATGAGGAAAAGCGCAACCGGACCGGCATTTCCGACGCCTCAAGCGGCATGGCACAGGACGCGCTCCAGAACATGACGGCCAAGGCATCGGCCATGATCGAAGCATCCGGGATCGGTCAGACGGAAATGATCGTCAGCACGATCGCCAACGATTTGAAGGCTGCATTCCGTGGGTTGCTTCGCCTGATCATCCGCCACCAGGACGCGCCTCGCACGGTTCGTCTGCGTGATGAGTGGGTTGCGTTCGACCCGCGCGACTGGAACGCGGCCATGGACTGCACCGTGAACACCGGCCTTGGGGCAGGAACCCGCGAACGCGACATGATGATGATGCAACAGGTCATCGGCGTTCAGGAGAAGCTTCTCGCTGGCTTTGGTCCTGACAACCCGTTTGTGAAGCCTGATAACGTCTACAACGCGATTGCAAAGCTGATGGAAGCGGCAGGCCTGCGCACCCCGTCCTTGTACGTGACGGAGCCGGACGAGCAGGAAGTGGCTCAGAAGCTCGAAGCCATCCGCAACCGGCCAAACCCCGAGCAGACGAAGCTTGAGGGCCAGATGGCGCTTGAAAAGGCCAAGATGGAAGCCTCGACGCAAAAGGAGCGCGCTCAGATGGAAGCGGATCTGAACGTCAAGCAGGCTGAAATTGCCGCCAACACTCAGGCGCAATCTGAAAAGCTTCAGGCAGACGCGATCCGGGAAGAACAGAAAGCGGCTCTTGAGCGTGAGAAAATGGCGCTGGACCGCGAACTGAAGGTCATGGAATTCGATTTCAAGCGCGAGATTGAGCGCATGAAGCTGGAGAATGACCTTCTCAAGGCATCGGCTGCCGAGTTCTCCCGTTCGATGGCCAAGCCGCAGCCAAATGAGGCCGCACAGTGACCCCATCCGAGCGCAAGGCGGCAGCGGAACAGATCACCGCAAGCCCGCTCTACACCGAAATCATGGAGCAGCTAGAGGCAAACGCGATAGATCGCGGCGTCTATGCTCCAATCACAGACAACGATATGCGCCAGGCCGCAATGGCCGAAGTCCGCGCAATTCGAGCTTTCCGGCAGAACCTTGAAGCCTTGCTTCGAGACACTCCAGCCGCGAAGGGCGCTCCTGCATAAGCAGCGCGCTTACCTAGCCTAAGAGGCAATCAATGACCAGCGAAAACGACACCCTGCCAGTTGGCGGGACCGAGAACGCGACCCCCTCAGAGCCCGATACCTCGAACGATTGGGATTACTACGACCCTGATGAAGATCAGGATACCGATGGTACTCCCGAGAAAGTCGAGACCGAAAGTGAGGACGACAACGGCCATGAGGCCGAATCCGCGACGGATGATGAAGACGAGACGGACGATCAGGATACCGACGAGGACACGGACGAAAATTCCGATGAAGACGACGACCCTGACGAGACCGAATCCAAGACCATCAACGATGACGTAAAGATCACCATCGAAGGCGTTGGCGAGCTTCCGCTCTCCGAAGTCAAGAAGGGGTATCTTCGCCAAGCGGATTATTCGCGCAAGACGTTGGAAACGGCTGAAAAGGCCAAAGCCATCAATGCGCAAGCCGAACGTGTCACACGAACTGTTGACGCATTTGCAAGCTTCCTCGCGGACCAGATCCCGCCCGAACCGCCGCACACGCTGGCCATGACAGACCACCAGGCATACGTCACACAAAAGGCGATGCACGACTCTGCCATGCAGCAGGTAAACGCTTTGCTCCAAATGGGCGCAGAGCCGAAAGCGGTTGTCGACTCCATGTCGGCAGAAGACAGGCAGGCCAAGCTTCTTGAGGAAAACGAAAAGCTGATCACCGCATTCCCGGAGACTTCGGTTCCCGAGAAACGGCAGAAGTTCTTTCAATCGGCAATCGATGCCGCGCAAGCGGTTGGGTTTTCCGAAGCAGAATCCAAAGGCCACACCGATCATCGCATCTATGCGCTTGCGTATTGGGCGAAGAAAGGCATGGCGGCGGAAGAAGCACGGAAAGCAGCGAAGGCCAAGGTTGCAAAGGCACCCCCGGCAGCACCAGCGAAACGCCAGAAGGGCGACGTTGGGCCAGCCAAGGGCAACAGGGAAGCGATGCGGCGGTTGTCAAAAACCGGATCGATCGAGGACGCGCTCCAGGTCGATTGGGAATAACCCCCACAATCGAGGAACTGAAAAATGGCTGTTGTAACAAACACCTTCCAGAGCACGAGCGCCGTTGGCAATCGTGAAGAACTGTCGGATGTCGTCTCCCGGATTACCCCGGAAGACACCCCGATCTATTCGCTGATCACAAAGACCAGCTTCAAGTCAACCCATCCCGAATGGGAGACTGACGACCTCGCCGCGCCTGCTGACAACGTGCAGCTTGAAGGTGATGACTACACCTTTGACGAAACCACGCCGCCTGTCCGTCTCGGCAACTGGACGCAGATCATGCGCAAGGACGGCGTCATCACCGAAACCCAGAACGTGGTCGATGAAGCCGGCAATGTGCAGAAGGTCAAGTACCAGAAGCTCAAGAAGGGCATCGAGCTGCGCAAGGACGTGGAATTCTCCATTGTCACTGCAAACGCATCGATCTCCGGCGCATCGCGCAAATCCGGCTCGCTCTCGACCTGGGTGACTTCGAACGTGTCTCGCGGCACGAACGGTGCGAACGGCGGCTATAGCTCGGGGACCGGCTTCACTGTTGCCCCGACAGACGGCACCCGCCGGGCCTTCACCAAGGCCTTGATGGATGATGTCATGCAGCAGGGTTACGAGGCTGGGGCGAACTTCACGCACTGCGTCGTCTCGCCTTACGTCAAGAGCGTGTTTGTTACCTTCATGTCGGACACCGACGTGGCATCGTTCCGCTATGCGGCTTCGAGCGGCAAGGGCAACTCCATCGTTGCAAATGCCGACGTGTACGAAGGCCCGTACGGCAAGGTCATGATCCACCCCAACCGCGTGATGTCCACCTCGGGCACTTCGCGCAATGCCTTCATGATCGATCCGTCGATGGTCGAGTGGGGCTGGCTCCGCAAGATCAAGGAAGACAAGGAAGTCGCCAAGACCGGCGATGCGAAGAAGTTCGTCCTCATCGGTGAGGGTGCGCTGAAGGTGAAGAACGAAAAGGGCCTTGGTGTCGTCGCCGACCTCAACGGCCTGACAGCGTCCTCGTAAGGAGAACTCGACATGAGCATCTACACCACAGAGAAAGACCGCGACATTATCGGCGATTCTGTCGGCACCGTCGCGGCACAGCCTGCTTCGGGCAGCTTCACCGTTACCCGCAAGTACATGGGCGGCTTCTGCTACATCGATATTGTGCTGACTGCCGCACGTATCGCTGTGACCGACGCCACCACCTCCGGTTCTTTCGGCTCACTGAAGCTGATGGACCTGGCGGCTGGCGGCTGGCACTTCATCGCCTCACGCCAGAACTACACGGCCTATGCGGCTGACGGCACGGGCGTTCCTGACGACACCGTGTTCGATATCGGCGTGGGCACTGCGGCAATTGCTGCGGCTGCTGACGGCGTTCTGACGGCCTCCGCGACTTATGACAACATCGGCGCGAAGGTTGACCAGACGCTCTCCAGCGGCACCACGACCGGTACCGGCTTTGACGCGGCAAATGCTGTGGTCGATGGTACGACCACACCCCTCGACATCGTTCTGAACTGGTCCGGTACCGCCGCGACCGTGGATGGTGATGGCACGATTGATGTGACCGGCACCATCACCATTGTTGCCGCTTACCTCGGCGATGACTAACCGGAAAACGGGGCGGCTTTCGGGCCGCTCCACCCCCACCACAAGGACACCGAAAATGGCCGAAACAACGATCAAAGTAACGATCCTTCGCGATTTCTGGGATGGAGACGGCACCCGCCACCGCGCTGGGACCGAGGTTGATGTTCCGATTGAAGCCGCGCTTGACGGCATCGAATCCGGGGCACTTGCCCGGTACAAGGGCGAGAAAAAAGACTGACATGGTCATCCGTGACGGCAACTGGACCCTATTCGACCACGACATGGCGACTGGCCGCACGGTCTGGCACATGTTCGATGGAGAAAAGGACGTTTGGCGCGTTGACTACCCTGTCGAGGCGACGATCTCCGAAAACAAGCAGATGCGAGACAACGCTCAAAGGGCGTGGAAGGGCGATTATCACCTGATCGCCTCTATCCCGCTCAATGTCCTGCATGATGAAAAAACCGGGCTCCTTGAGGCCAGCAAGCACGGCGATGACAAGTTCATGGCTCGCTGGCTGAACGACAGCGACAACCGCGCCTGGCGCACAAAAGACGGGAAAGTCTGATGGCTGTATTCGCTGATCAACTGGACCTGCGCACGGCTGTTGTCGAGGCAGTCGGCTCCACTAAAATCGTGGATGTATGGCCGCGCATCTTGCAGTTTGCCGAACATGAAATCAACCGCAGGAGCCGCAACCGCCAGCAGATCACGTCTGATGATTTGACCTTTACGGCGGGTGTCGCAACCCTGCCGGCCGATTTTCTGGAGATGATCAATCTCTACTACGATGGCAATGGGACCGAGATGGTTCAGGCCCCGCTCTCGACCGTCAAGCGGGCCTACAGCAATTACAGCTTCTACGCGATTGACGGCTCCAGCGTTGTGATCAACGGCTTCACCGGAGACAAGGCGATTGAATATTACGCCAAGGTTCCGACGATCAGCGCGAGCCTGACAGACACGAATTGGCTGCTTGCGGCTTACCCGGACGTCTATATGGCGGTTTGCGCCTTTGAGGCTGCCAAATACGTCAAGAACGCGGAACTTGGGGCAATCTATGAGCGGATGTCGGCTCAAGCCTTCGATTCCATGAAGATCGACAGCGACCGAGCCCGGTATTCTCAGGCGGCGGTTCGCGTGGCGGGGTGCACACCATGACACTGCTGACCATTGCCCAAAGCGTGGCGCTGGATGTCGGGCTTGAGGAACCAAGCGTCGTTGCATCCTCGACGGCCCGCGAAATGCAGGAGATGCTGTCCTACATCAACGAGGCAGGCGAGGAAATCGCGCGCCGTGTTGCGTGGGGTGAACTGACCGCAGAAGCAACCATTACTGGAGATGGCACCAGCGCCGCACAGGTGGTCAATGCCAACCTGTCAAGGATTGCCGATGGGGCGTCTGTCTTCACGTCTGGAGGGGCTATTATCAGGCCGCTAACCCGTGCTGAGTGGCCAACATCGGTTACGGAGGGCACACCACGCTATTACCTGCTTGAAGGCACTGAAATCAGCTTCTGGCCCTATCTGGCAAGTGCCGCAACCGCGACTGTCCGTTACCAGACCAAGGCATGGACATCGGCCACCAGCGCGGCATTTACCGCCGACACGCAAACCGCACTGTTCTCGGAAGACATCCTGGCCAAGGGTTCGATTGTCCGCTGGCGCAGGCAAAAGGGCATGCCGTACCAGGATCATGAAGCTGAATACGAAGCGGCGCTTGCACAATATGCCGACTTTGATGACAGGTCGCGTCTGTGAGGGTTTTGCCCAAAGCGGCAAAGACCGCCAAGCCATATCAAAGCCCGGCTGCCAAGCCCCCGGCCATGTACAAGCACAAGACG